TGATTATACTCATGTTGACGATGTAGTACAAGGTATGTTACAATTGTTAGTAGAAGACTCTTTATCGAAAGAAGTACATCTTGGGAAAGGCTCTCCTAAGTCAGTAATGGCAATAGCAACAGCGTTTGATACTACGGTTATACATGAGTTTGATGTGCCAGGTGAGCCAGATATTGTAGAATGTACAACGCCTTATATAGAATGTCCTAATGATGTCATAAAATACATCAATAGTTGGTTGAAGGAGAATCCGATTGATAACTAGAGTAGTGGTAAACGAATTTATGTCTAATCCAGAGAAGATGACCGATGTTTTCATTATTACCAAAAAATTCAAAACCCCCTCTGAATTTTCACAGCATATAGAAAGGAGGGCTGTACACACTAAGTCCCCATATATGGATATTCTTTTAGAATATTGTAGTAAGAATGATATAGAAATAGAAAGTGTAAATAAACTGTTAAGTTCCAGTCTTAAAGATAAGTTAGAGGCAGAGGCACAAGATTTAAATCTTCTGAAAGTCAAGGCAAACAAACTACCTTTTTGACATGGATCCCTTTGAAGTTTACAGACTTTATTTAGCTTTAAGATTACACTTTACTACTAAAAAGTATGACATAACCAAAACTAGAGGTGCTGTCAGAAGTAAAAAAGAAACCTTTCTAAGAAGAAGAGATGTAATTTCTTTCCGAAAGCTGGCTAGAGATTACGATAGAACCGAAATTATCAACATCTTAGTTGCTAACTTTGTAAGCGGAGACAAATGGGGTGGCATGTTTGATGCTTCTTCATTAGAAACTTACAAAAAGTGGTTGACAATGAAGCAAAAAATGTTGTATAATTTTAGTACTGATTTAGATAATATTATTCTAAATATGGAATTAAATGATATCAAATCAGCGATACATGAAGACACACATCCTCTAATTTTTAAGATGTACATGAGCCGTGAAATCAATTTAGAAACAGTAGTTATGTTAGATAAATTGAGGCCCTTTGTTGAACAGTACAATGATGATTTTGTTCTTGATGAGGTGTGTCTTCTAGTATCGAAATATAGACCCTTTGTTAGATTTGACAAAGATAACATTAACTTGAAATTTGAAGGAAAATTAAATTTAATTTACGGAAATGAGCAAGTCTAATAAATTTAAACCGCAAGAAAAGCGCATCAAGCGCATTGAAAAACGCCCTGAAAAGAAAATTGACAGGGAATTAAAGCGTATAAATAAAATTGACGCATCGAATATAGATGATGTGTTAGAAAAATTATACGATAATTAATACAACGCTATACAACGCAATACAAACCATATATCGCATACAAGGAGAACTATATGTCGTTCAATACTCTATCTGATCTACGCAAAGCCCGTGGCAACTTCGATTCACTCATGAAAGAAGTTGAAAAACTAGATTCGCCTCAGCAAAATAACAGGGGTGATGACAGAGAATGGAAGCCTACCGTAGACCAAGCAGGTAATGGCTATGCTGTTATTCGCTTTCTACCCGCCCCTCAAGGTGAAGACATGCCTTGGGCTCAACTTTGGAATCATGGATTTCAAGGACCAACTGGTAAGTGGTACATTGAAAACTCACTTACTACACTAAAGCAAACTGATCCTGTTTCTGAACTAAATTCAGAACTTTGGAACAGTGGTGTTGAAGCAAACAAGGATGTAGCTCGTAAACAGAAACGCCGTCTTTCTTACTACGCTAACATTCTTGTAGTTGAGGATTCTGGTAATCCTTCTAACAACGGTAAAGTTTTTCTTTACAAGTTTGGTAAGAAAATCTTTGATAAGATCAAAGACGCAATGCAACCTGAGTTTCAAGATGAAGATCCAATGAACCCATTTGATTTCTGGGACGGTGCTAACTTCAAACTCAAAATTCGTCAGGTTGAAGGCTATCGTAACTACGATAAATCTGAATTTTCATCTGTAAGTCCTGTTGCTGACAGTGATGAAGCAATTGAAGCGATTTGGAATCAGCAGCATTCACTAGCTGAAATCGTATCTCCTAGTAACTTCAAGTCATATGAAGAACTCAAGAAGAAGTTGGACTTTGTTCTAGGTAATGGTGCCCGTGTAGGTACAGCAGAAAGTATTTCATCTATCACAGGTGATAGCTCTGACGATTCTTTTCTAAAAGAAGTTACAGCGGCTGCTGAGTCCCGTACTGAGACTACAGCAACAGATGACACAGAAGATACTATGTCATACTTCGCTAAACTTGCAATGGATGACTAGGTAATAGTCAGAAAGAAAAAGGGGGCATTGCCCCCTTTTTTTAATTTTTTAATACACTAATCTCATAAACTCTGTCATATCATTATTTGATATTGGACTTGGATTCACTAATATTGGGGATGTGTTATTGCCACTGCTGTTGTTATTAGTGACGTTGTTCACATTGTTTATTATTGTTTCTGGTGACTTTTCTACCGTTTCATTCATGTTACTAATAGCCATTCCTGTGGGAGTCACATTGGCAACTGGTAGAGGATTTATTTCAGTAAATCCTTCTAATTCGCTTGGATTCATCAAAGCATTAGGTTCAGTTGATGACATTGTAGGCTCTCTTACTACAGAACCGCTCATCACTCCCTGTTCTATTTGTTGTTGTCTTCTTAACTCGGCTTCTTGTTCTATCTCACCTGCGCTTGATCCAAACGCTCCGAAAGAAAGCATATTCAATGCCGAACTACCTGCATTTGAAAATCTGTCTCCTATAGAAGCAGTTGGATCTGCATTGAACCCTTGAAATCCTCCAACAGCACCTGCAGCAGCACTACCTAGAAGTAGACCTGGGCCTAAAACTCTTGCTGCTCCCATAGCAACTCTTCCAGCACTAGCTCCAACTCTCCCTAAAGAAGATAGTCCTCTGCTAAGTACAGACCTTCCCCCAACTGGTCTTCTACTGCCTCTAGTAGCACCTCTAGGTCTGGCGCCATTAGTGCCAGTGGATCTTGGTGTACTTCCTGCAGGTTTTAATCCTAATCCTTCAGCAAGAGATGACCCCAGTTTCCCAATTTTGCTGCCTATTCCACTGACTATAGATGCACCTAATCCTACGAGAGGCGCCAATCCAGCACTCACTGCGCCGATTCCTGCTGACAGGCTGGCTCCTAAAACTCCTAGCCCTCCCATCAACATAGTGCCAAGACCACCAGAGCCACTAGTGTTTTCTTCTGTATTCTTTAATGTGTCTCGTATTTCTTCTAACAGAGTTACCTGTCTTTCGGCAGGAGTATCTCTATCTGTTCCTGACTCAAATGTTCCAGTACTATCGCTGTCACTATCACTACTTAAAACAGAGGTTAAGGTTTCGAGAGGAGAACTTGTATCATCCATGGCCGCTTCAACAAATCCTAAATTTTGTTCTGACTGTACTTCTTGTTCTGCTATAGCTTCAGCAGTTTTCATTTTCTTTTTTGAACTAGGTTCAAGTCCGAACATTTTTTCTGGAGTGAACGCCTGCAAGATAGATGCACCCATTCCAAGTCCAGGATCCGTTTTCATAAATTTACGCCAAACAGATCCCACCATGCTCTCGCCTTCGCCTAAACTTTTTTGTGCCTTGTCTGCACCGAGAGCTTTTATTAGTTTATCTCCGTCTTTGCCAGCAGATAATCTTAATTTCTCTATCTGTACCATTAACTCTTTTATAGCAGACACACTAGCATCACCTGTCTTTTTCTGTGCGTCATTCATCATACTGAATAGCTTTACGATTTCCTGCCTAGAGCCTTCCTGAGAATCTACTATCTTGTTTATTTTATCAGTATTTTTTTCTATATTCTTAGCCATGCCGGAGCCAGCTACTGATATTTTATTATTATTTACAGTAGTTCCCGAGGTAACGGGTCTGGTGTTAGCTCTTATTGATCCTGCTATATAACCTACATTATCTGGCATCATTCATTACTCTGATTTTGTTTGTCCGCTTTTTTCTTTAAATGTTTGATTAACATGCTTATATAAACTTCTCTTTCCCAAGGCATCATATTTTCTAATTCAGTCAAACTGTAATGATGTTCCTGCATCAACAGGAAATTAGTCTCGTAATAATTTTCGAGAGAATCTTGAGAAAGAGTTAGCCGAAAAAATGTTCATACCCATTTATTAATATTTTATTCTCTGCTTCACATTTCGTACACTTGTATTCAACAGTGTGTTGCAAAGAAGGCATCTTAGAGAAAAAGTCTGCTGTTTCATTCAACAAGTTTACTGGCATGTTATCAATAAATTCTATTAGTTCTTCTTTGTTCTCTTCTTCTGGTTTTACTATTTCTTCTCCGTTGTAAATACAATCAATACAACTGATTAGAATTTCTGTGTCACTTAGTTCTTCATGTAGCAACTGAACCTTTGAAGATGGCTGCTTGAGAACAATTCCAACCCCTTCACTGATCTCTAATTTTTTCTCAGTTACACCAACATCACCAACTACTTCAAAGTCATTAAGGTCCATATCATAGTTAATAACATCTCCACACTGACCGCAACTAAGAGAGAAATTTTGTATACTGCCTATGGATTTGTCTCTGATCTTAATGAAAATCCACTGCATCTGATACATTGCCAAATCTTTGATATTCAAGTCGCCGAAATAACAGTTTTGAATTATTTGGCAACACGCTGAATACATTTCTTTGCTGTTTTCAGATGCTACAGCTAATGTCAATATTTTATTTTCTTTTACTAAAAATGGTCTAAATTTGTGAACTCCCTTTACTCCAGGTACTTCCAAATCAAATGTAGGCGCATCTATTACAGGTAATGCCATTGTTTTCTCCATTATATTTCATAATTAATTTGCTATTCTACTAAAAATTCTTGCAAATATGTTTCTGTTGTCTGCTTCAACTATTCCAGAGCCTTCGCTAACTGGTGTCCAATATTTTGCCGAAACTGATACTGTCATTCGTATGAATCCGACATTGTTCCAAGAAACAGGTGTCAAGTTTATCAACTTAGGAACTGCCTCATGCAGTCTCCATTGAGCTAGTATATCGTCATTTACGCTTAAAGAACGTATATCTATGTCTGCGATAACGTCATTATAATAAGCTACTTCTTTCGTGTACGGATCAGCAGATGCGGCTATCCATGCTTCAAAAAATTTTCTACCTTCCCAGTTTTCATCTAATATAAAAGTGAAAGACATTTCAGTTGTTAAAAACTCTACGTTTTGTGTTCTGTATTCTGTCCATGCACCTATTTTTATTGGTAAATTTGTTGCTGCGAACCCTGGTATTTGTGCTTCTTCGCAATAGAGGGAAATTCTTCTGGTGTCTTGTTGTCCGTAGTTTCCTAATAGTGCAGGCGGGATGTTAAACGACACTTCAAACCTGTCAGACCTCGGAGTGTGTTGATTTCTTATTTCTGTTAGAAAATTCTGTAATCTAGTCTCTGACTTAGCCATTTATTATGTCTCTGCTATCTTTGTACACTTTTTGTACCGATGCACCTTGAAAATTCTGTGTTGGTAAAAATATTGATGCTTTCCAGTGTTCAGGATCTACTTTCAGAAATCTACTGTTAACCTGACTATACAAATATCTCTTTATTGTAGGCTGTATGCCAGGAAACTGACTGAAAGATTTCAATAAACTCCACTTTACTTCTATTTTACTATCTTCTGATAATTCTTTATCAGTATAATTCAACAATTCACCTAATAGCTTTGCTCTCAACATTGGGGGCAAGTAATGTAAATTTAAACCTACAAACCCACCTGCTGCATCTTCAAATGGTAAACACAGTGGGAACTGATCCCAATATGGTAATTTGTCTTTGTGTTTCGGATCGTACATATACATGTACATATTGCCCGGTTCTAATTGGCTTGTAAACTCACCTATGTCTGATCTTGAAGCGTCTCCGAAACTTCTAATATTTCCTGCAACCTTCCGCACAGCATCTTGATACCATCTAAAACTACGATCAGCACCGCCTGTGTTGGACTGTATGTTTGCAAAAGGATTAGCCATGAGACTATTTATAACTAAATTCCGAGTTCCTTCTCAGTTATAATCATAAATTCCCAATTTCGGTCTAAACAGAATTCTTTAGCAGCTTCCCACTTAGATAAGTTTACTCCCCATTGTTTGACCTCATTCAAGAATCTTTTTGTTTTTCGTTTAGGTATTTTTGGTTCTTGCGTGAAACGAAACGGCTTTACTTCTACTAAACAGTATCTTACTTTATTCTTGCTATTTACCTTAACGAAAAAATCAACGAAATATCTATGAATTTTGTTGTCAAGCGGAGATATGTAAGGAATTACTATTTCTTCTGACCCCCACTGCAATACTGAATCACTAATGTCGCACCAGTTCATAAATTTTAGTTCATAACTAGAACGATAAATAATGTTGTTTATACTGCCCTTATATTTTTCTGGGTTCCTAGGTATAAATTTACCAGAATAAACTTGTTTAGAATATGTC